CAATGTCTCTAAGACTTTCTTCAGAAGTTTGATTTTCTTCCATTATAGTCTTAGCCATATCATCAGTAACTTGGTCTAAACCTAAATCACCAAATTTCTCCGTTTCTATTACAAATTTACCATCTTTAAATTTAGCCATAGATGCTAAACTTTCTTTCATCTCATCATCTCCAACAGAGGTAAATTTCATTTTAATATCTTTGATTTTAGATGTCTGTCTAGCCATCTCAATCATTTTATCTGTATTAATACCTAATTGTTCTCCCGCTGATTTCAATTGCATTCTAACTTCCGCAGGAAACTCATATTCACCTGTTTCTTCATTAAACTGCATCATATTCTCAGTCATCTCACCAACTTTCTTCGCTAACTCTTCAGGTTTATTCCTAGCCATATACATTGTTTCAAATGGATCACCGAAAGCCTTTGCGATATCCCCACCTAACATTTGTAAATTTGCAGCCGCTTCAATTGCCGCCTCAGGTTGGTAGAACTTATCTGCCATAGTTAAAACATCTGACACGTCCAAACGCATTTTTACTGCTTGTTTAGCCATTTCAGTCATACCTTTAACACCACCAGCGAAAGAATAACTTTGCAAACTACCCATATTCGATTGTAAGGTTTTAATTACTTTAGTTGCATTTAATCCCATAGATTGAGAGGATTTATATGTTTCTAAAATATGATCCTCCATTTTTTCTGTACTAACCCCCATTAACATAAATGATTCCGCCATTGATGCAGATTCAGAGGCAGACATATCCATAGATTCTGCTACTGCACCTATCCTAATAGCATCTTCTTTGGTAAGTGTACTTACTCTTCCTGTTGCGTTACTAATATCGGTATAAATTGATGATAAATCATCCGCACTTAAACCCATTTCTAACATTGCAGGTAGAGCCCCTTTGAAACTTTGTTCCATAAATTTGGCATTCTTACCTGTCATACCGATCTCTACACCTATTTTTTTATAGGAACGAGCCATATCCTCAGCCAATTTAAGTTGTTTGGTTGAGTCTATTAAAAATGATCTAAAATCGTTACCTGCTGCGGCAATATTATGGTAAATCTGCCCAGTTGCAGTACCCATCGCCTTAAGAGTTTTTAAACTATCTTTTAATAATCCTTGAAATTTTTTGGTTTTTTCAACTTCTTCATCGCTAATATCATTGCTTTCGATTGCAACATCTCTTTTCCTTTCTAAGGCTTTAATTTGTTTTTCGTACTCTTTTATTTTTTCTTTTTCGTACTCAAGTTCACCAATACTAATTTTTTCTGAATAGAGTTTAAGGTTATTAACCAACTCCTCCATTTTTTTTGAAATATCGTCTCCTGTTGCCATAAAAATTTTTAATTATCTCTAAAAGATTTTATCTTACCGTCCCAAGTAGTTTTGATGTTACTTACTGCACCACTACTATCTAAAACCCAAAAAGTATTATCACTTTGTGCTTTTTTTACTGTAGCAGTCTCAAAACCTAAAATAAATTTATCCCCACCATGTTGTACTAAAACAGTATCATTTGCAGAACCATAAGTTTTTAATATCTCAAATAAAATAATATCACCACTGTTAAATAAAACATTAGGGGTTCCACCTCTAGGTGTATGTACTACATCACTACTAAATTCTATTTCGACATAATCGTGTAATATTATTTTTTCTGCAGGTGTCTTTTTTTCTTTATTATATTTAGTTTCTTCACTCGATTTTTTATCATAACCAACAACCTTAAAAGATTTTTGTAAATCTGAAATTAAATCATCTAATATTGACTCACCCTCCTCATACCAACTTTCTAAAAAATCGCAACTTTTTTTTGTATCTTGTCTATCATCTTTTTTATTAATTTTAGAACCGTATTTACTTTCACAAAAATCCCAAGTATTGATTAATTCTTCTTGTATAAAATCTGGTTGATCCTCAACATCTGTTAGATATATCGATTTGTCTGCGTCACCTGTGGCATCATCAGTATGTTCATCAAATAAACGTAAACAATAACATAAACTATGTTCTGATTTTTTACCATACTTGTCCACGAATCTTTTAGCCTCTACTGCCTTTTTAGCGGCTTGTTGCATTTTTCTAAGAGTTCTAGGACCATATTTAATAATTTTACCACCTACTCTTAAAGTAGTTCTCTGTCCTAAAATTATTTTTTCTAAAGTTTTTGCATCAATTTCATCTGATTTAAGGAATTCTAAAATACCTTCTTCATCCATAGAATCTAAATCGGCTACCTCTATTTCTATTTCATCACCAACTTTAACACCACTTTTATACATTAGTGCATCTTTTAATTCTATATAGAATTCATTATCTGTGTTAGGTGGTAATTGACCATTTTCAACTACAATGAATTTTTGTTTTTTTGTTTTCACATTATCACCTCCATATGGTGTGACAACAACATCTTGTTCTAAAAGATGATCTATGGATTCATTTAGATAAGAAATAATATCTAATACTCTACCATTTTTTTTATATACCATAACGCATTTATTTTTATATAAATATTATAAAAATGATAAAATATTAATTAATCAGATTTTTTCTGATTTTCGTTTACCATTATTCTTCTTGAGAATGTCGGCATAACCATCAGATCGGAATATGTGTACCCACAATATCTAACTAAGAAATTAATTTCTCTATGAAGATACATTAGATATTCAGAGTTCAGGCCAGAAAAAAGTCGAGTTGAATCTAAGAAAGGTTTCTACGGACTCTCCCCCCTGAGTCCTTGCAGTAGTTTTAAAATCTAATCCTGGTGTTATCTCATCAATATACTTTCTTAAAGATCTAGAATCTATAATTGGTAATTTTTTAATTATATTTGAGATTTTTATTTTATCTCTTTCACCATCAATGGATTTTATTTGTTGTTCTAAATTTAAAATGATTTTGTTAGACACACCATCAGGATTTCTTTTTGAATCTTCTTTATCTCTAATATCAACTACCTCCTCATCTTTTCCAGTTAAAAGTGAAAAAGTTATCCTTTTTTTAGTTTTTGGTAAAACGTAGTCAAATTCACCATTTTCGTCAGATTTTACAGTTAATTTTTTTTGTTTGAGAGTAGATAAATTAATTGTACCCTCAACGATTTCACCCAAACTTGGACTATAAACTAATTGATTGTATTCTTCCCCAAATGCAGTAACCCTTAAATAAATCATCAGTGCGGTTCTATCACCAACTAATAAATCTTCTACGTTAAAACCTAAATCTTTAACTTTTCTTTTTAATAGTACATCTATTATTTTACCACCACTAGAAATATTAGGCGAAGTTAATATGGATTCATCCATTGCAGTTAGATATTCTACCTTAACTGACTTAACTTTATTTTTGTATAGGATACCTTGTGAAGGTAATTCTATAATATCATACGGTGTCCTATATTCCTCTGGAACATAATCTGGACTTAATTGGTTATCACTCATAAATTATATTATATAAAACTTTTATTTCTTGTAAATATTAAAAAATTAATAATTACACAAACTTTTTTGTTTATCGTACCAGTAGTTGAAAGCGTCATCCCAATCATCATCCATTCTATCTATAGATGGGAATATTGGTTTGAAATATTCATCGAAAATAGAAAATACCTGATATTTAGTCATAGTTTTTCTTTCTTGAGTTGGACTAAACATTCCTTCAATACTGTCCGCACCACCACCACAATCTAATTGTGCTACACCCTCTGTCCAAAGAAACTCCATTAAACTTTTTGATTTGGTTTCATCTTTACCATTTTCATCACACCATTTTGTAAATTCATCGACAACGTTTTCCGCATTTACAACTTCAGTACTTTCTGAACCTGTGTTACATTTAGCCTCAATTACTACCTTATTAATCCAATTATTTAATGTTATGAAAAATTCATCTACTGTAGTTACGGAACCAAATATATCGGATCTTTTCATTATATCAATGTAAACTTTAGGGATTTCTTTATTTTTGTCACTTACATCCACAGTTAGATATCCTGCGTCTCCATAAGTTTTCATTTCTTGAATTTTTACATTAACTTCATTTTGTAATGAATTACAATCACTAGATTCGACAATAGTTAAAATTTCATCCCAAAGAGTTTTAACTCTTTCTTCTACACAAGGTAATGCTTTCTTATTACACTCCATTCTTAGAATTTCTACAAAACTCATAGGTTTTCCATCTTTAGTTAAGTACTTACTTACACTCTCATTGTTTTTTGCCTCATTTAGAATTTCCTGTATTATTACCTCAGGATCTTCAACGCCCATACCTGTTACTTTTCCCTTTAATATATTAGGATCAATATTTCTAACTGCAGTTTCATATTTATTCCAAAACTCTGGTTTTGCAATAATAGATTTTAACTTTTCATCGTTATTACAGTCCATACAACATTTTTTGTCACCACTATCGTCTTTAGGACATATTTTATCTACCTCAGTTAAGATATACCCATTAAATTCTTGCATAGGTCCTAATATATCCTCCTCAAAAATTGACATTGCAATATCCTTACCTAAATTTTTAATAGATTGAAAAATACTACCAACGCACTCCGCTAATTTAGTGAATATACCTTTTTCTTTAATGGCTCCATCACCGCCACCTTTTTTCCTTAATGCAATTTGTTCTGGTGTTAATTCATCCGAAGATAAAAGACATATAGATGCCCCAATAATAACTGAAGATGCTATTGTAACGTAGATACCAATTTTGATGTTTCTAATTCTTAGGTCTCTTCTAGCCAACTCTTCTACCGCATTTGTTCCATTTTCTCTAGTCTTAGCCTCAGTAAAATCTATCCCACCATCTTTTAATATTTGTTTGTAATTATCTAAATCTTTTTTACTTTTAAATTCTAAAATAAAAATAGTTTCAGGATCATTATTTTTATTGTAAAAAACTATACTATTATCCCAATCTAAATCTTTATTTTTAATTTTATCTAATGTAAGTGATAGTTTTTTTGATTGCCATATTTTTAGTTTATTTAAAAAACTACTTTCTAAAACTTTATATTTTGGATCTAATGAAAAGGCTTTTTTAAATAAGGTTTTAAAATCAGTACCATCCCACTCATCCAACCCAACTTGAGATTTGATTCTCCTCCATATGTCATATAATTCTAATTCTTTTGGTGTAGATCCATTTTTTAAATCATCTAACATTTTAATTGTATTTTCAATCTCATCTATTGATTTGACACCATCTTCACTGACAAACCCTAAAACAAGTGATCTAAAATCTTCTGGTTTATTAAGTTTATTCCACATCTCACTTATTTTGTTTAATTTATCTAAAGCAAAATCAGTTTTAGTTAATTGTGACATCAAATAATTAACACTAATTAAATCATTAATTTGTGATTCATTAAGATTTCTAAGTAAGTCAGTTGGTATTTCATTAGACAAACCACTAATATAATTTTTCATTGCAGTATAATCTACTACCACACCTAACTCTTTAAAATAGTTCCCTAACGTATTAGCAAATTGAGTACTAAAATTATCCATAGTAACTCTTAAACTTTTCGCATTTAATAAGTTTTTTAAATTTTCAAAAGAACCTCCTGAGGTAAGATTTCTAATTGCTGAATCATAATCATCTATTGCCTTACTCATAGATGAAATGGCAGACTCTATTCTATTTATCATTAGTTCACTACTGGAACCCATACCTCTCACTAAACTTCTTGAAAGTCTAATTAAATCATCACCGATTCCTTCCGTAATAATCATTTTTATACCTTCACTTACTTGATTGAACGTTTGTCTACCCTCAATTCGTTCCATCATAAGTCTAAACTTATTTCTATCTAAATTTAAATTCTTTTTCATAAATTATATTTTCATTTTACTTATTAAATCACTTAATGTAAATTCCCCACTTAAAGGTGAAACTAACTTTTCTTCTAAAAACGAAGATAATGTAACACAAGTACCTGTACTGTCTTTAAATATTTCAGCGCTACCTCCTGTATTATTATCTAAATCCACTAAACTATTTAAATTAATAGGTACATTAGTACCGAGAATATTAATATTAAATAAAAGTTTAATCATTTTATTATTTTTATCCATTAACTTAACTGAACTAGAGCCTTTAAGTTTGTAATCAGACCCATCTTTTTCCCAAAAACCTTCAATCTTAACAAATTTTAAACCACTACCTACTACACCAGTCGAATCATCGTAACCATCCTTTGTAATTATTAGTTTTAAAGATCTACCACCAACATTAATTACCTTTTCACATGCATCGTAGTCATTAAACATATAATACATATTAAATCTATTCTTTTCATTTAATTCTTTTTCAAAAAGATTTACTAAATAAAAATGTTGTTCCCTATCAACTTTAGTTTTCCTAAATATACCTAAGTAACAACCATCTGGAGATGTACCCGACTGAAAAGATAACGTAGTATCATTTTTATATTTTTCATAAATTACACCCAATTCAGTGTTTGGACCTAAACATAAATCTCCTTCATTACCAGCCCTTACAATATACCCTTTATCTTTAAGAAAATTAATTGCATCTGCTTCATTATCACAAACTTCATTTACTAAATTACCATATAACCTTTCATTTGTAAATAATGATTTTATTCTTTTTATTTCTTCGTTTAGTTTCATATTTGATTTTTTATATGATTCATTTTTATTGATTTCATCATCAACCTCTTCCTCCACCTCTAATAAAAAGTTTTGAAAAGTTTTTATTTCGTCAGGAGTTAATTTTTTATTACCTGTTGCAATTACTGCAGTCTTTTCTTCTTTTGGTACCTTAGGTTTTTCAATATCTTTTAATTTAATAATAACATTAGATATTTTTTGGATGGATTCTGGTTCACCAACAGATTTATTAATTATCCCATCTAAAATAGGTATAACTAAATCAGTAACTTCTTTAATATCTTTGTGTTTATATCTCCTACCATCAATTTGATATGATACCTCTTTTTTAAGTGCCGTAACTGAATTTAAAAGAGAATTCCCAATACTACTTTTTAAAATTTCTGAAATTTTAATAGAAAAATTACTTAATAATGTAGTCTCTTCAATAAAAGTATCTTTATCTATAAAACCACTCTCACTTAATTTATCCGCTAATAAATCAATTTTCTCATCATTAGAAATGATGTCAGTGTAATCTGGAGATAATTGTTCTTGATCTATTTCACCTGTTTCTGTAAATATTCCTAATGGGTCAAAACCGTAATTTAAATAAAGGTTTTGTAACCCTTTTGCAATGTCTTCACTAAATACATATAATCCTGCGAATAGAGAACCTTGTATCACAAATTGTTTCACACCTTTAAAGTATGAATTAACCATCTTATTTAAATCTTTACCAGATTTATTATATAATTCTTCTATTTTTTTAGGATCTTCGTTTTTAAATATATTAGTTAACACACCCTTTTGTTGTGAATCTAAATTTTTTGCTTGTCTATTTAAATCAGTAATTAAATCTCTATATTTTGGATCGTCAATCTTCTTTAATAATTCTTTAAATTCATCAAACATCTTCAACTCTTCAGGATTTAATGTTCTTGACCATTGGGCGATTTCTCTTTCTAACCCTATTAAATCATCACCATATTGTGTAGTTATTTTACCTAACTCACCTAATTTGGCGGTAAATTTACTTCCTTTACCTGCCAATTTTAATGCTTCTCCTAAACCACCTAATGCACCTAATGCAGTTAAACTGCTATTAATTTCCCATCCTTCATCACCTTCTACAACATAACCTATCGCACTAACTAAATCTATTAATCCACTAACCAATATCCCCACAGGACCAAATGCCAATGAAACTATTGAACCTATATCTGCTAAACAATGCCAATCAGACGCACAATCAGATGTCCAATCCTCTACTTTTTCCCATCCACTTCTAATATCTCCAATAGATTTACCACACCAATCTTTAATGTTAATATCCACAACATAGTCACCCCCAACCCCATTGACAGTCACCTTTGCAGTACCATTTGGTTTAACACAACAACAAATAGTTTTATTATCAGTAAATCCTATATTTGACATTCCTGTTGACCTAACTGAAGGATTTGTTGGTGTCATAAACATACCACCATTGTTTTTACATACATCACTCCATTCAAAAGTCTCATCTACTTCAGGTGAATGTCCACCAGATCCTGGTGCCCCATAACCTACAGGTAAAGAAACTGTTTTATAAACTGGATTTGAACAGGCATTTTCATGTCTTTCTTTCGTTTGTAAAGAAATTATAATATTATGTTCATCGATTATCTCTAAAACTTTATCATATTTATTGTAAAAAATTAAATTTTCTTTAAATTCATCACCTAAACTATTTAATTTTTTTTGCAATTCTATTTTTTCATTATAATCTTTTAAATCATTATTGTATTTAGTTTGTGCCGCAACATTTAATTGATTAATATTTTGTAAATTTTGATAGTAACTACGTTGTAATCCACCTGAAGGATCTAAAACCATAGTATTCATATCATTGGCATCTCTAGGACCACCTGTATATGTATTATCCACCATTTCTTTTGGTCTTTCAGGTTTAAACCCTATAGATAAGTCACCAAAATAATTTTTTAGTTTATCATCGAAAGAACGACTAGTCAAAATCCTTTCTACATCATCTGATCCAACTACACCTCCAGATAGAGCAGAATTCATCATATCAAATTTCAACTCCTCTAATTTTTCAATTATATATGAAGGGTTAATACATGTTGAGGCACCTATTTTACTGTTTAATATATCCGATATCTTATCACTGTTTACCGTTCTCTCACCCGTCCATCCAAAGTAAGTGTGAACTATATCCCAATTCTTTAAAGAGGACTGAAAGTTTCTATATTCTTTATAATTTTCATATGTTGGTTTAGTGATAGATACACCATCGGCACTATTTAAAGTTCTATCATATGCTGGATGTTGAGTATCTAAACCTGCAAAATCATCCACACCTTCCCATCCTTTACCTTTATTAGATGATAAATATTCCTTTCCTACCACACCCCAAGCAACTTTCATATATTCGTTGTTGTATGATCCTGTTTCATCTAACGTACCTGACATTCCTTTTTTCCTAAATTCAGTAATAACTTTAGATAATCTTTTATTATTACTTCTAACCCATTTCCTGAAATTGTCACCATCAGATTTGTTTTTTATATGATATTTAAATAACTCATCATCAGGTGCAACTTTAATGGCACCCACTCCCTTAAAAGGACTTGGTGGTGATACTTGTGCACCCATAGGTTTACCTTTTTTCTTAGGTGGATCTTGTTCCGTTAAAAATACCCTTTTAAACTGTTCTTCAGATATTATTACTCTTTTTTTCATATTATATATTATGAGTCATAACTTTTATTAAACATTAGTTAGTACAAACGAACCAACATCCATTTTATCTGTTTCAACTGCCTTTTGAATCACAATTCTTTGTTTATTTGGATCAATGTTCAATTCTTTATATATAAAACTTACATATTCTTTTCTGAATTTGATATTCCCCTTATCATTTTTATCTACTAATGGAACGTTCATTTTTGAACGGAAATTAAATTTGTTTGCCCCAACCTTTCTAATAATTGCAACTTTAGTACCATTTTGATTTTTAACAACATATCTTTCTCCTTCTACACCACCTTCTGCCTTCGCATCGTCAAATGTATCTCCAGTAATTTCTTCATCATCTTTACCTGCACCAAGTTCTATCATTTTTTCGGTTGGTTTAAGACCCAATGTTTTATACATTATTCGTATCTCATCACCTTTTCTAAACAAACCTTCTTTCTCAAAAGTTTGGTAGAAGTTTTTCATACAAAACTCTACACCCTGTATATCTTCTTTTTCGAATTCTTCTTTAGTTTTACCTTGTCTTACTTGTTTGTACATATCCTTTATATGATCTCTACATTCCTCTTTACTCTTATTAATCTCTTTTCCAGTTGCATTAACATCGTCTTTTCTTTGTTGTTTAACATCACCCGCATCCTTTTTTGTAGAGAACTCTGGATTAGTACCCGATTTAGATTTAAACCAATCCGAAGCCAATACCGTAGTTAACTGTTTTTTAAAATCGTCAACATTGACATTATCCTTAGTAGATTTAAAAATAAATTTATCTTTAATCTCGTCAACGACATATTTTAACTCTTTATCTGCACCAAACGATAATGTACTTTCCCAAGATGTTACAATTTTGTTAGAATCTTTATTTAAAGTAATAGAAAGTTGTAAAGTTGCCCTATTAAAATCAATTTTTTTAATATCTTCATCAGGATCATTAGTTTCTATAGCATTTTTAACTTTAACAATATTATATTGGTTAAATATTTTAGTATATCTTTCACTTTCAGGTTTCAATTGATCCTGTTCAAAACCATCACTTTTTAGTATATTTGAATAATCCTCAACAGGATTACCACTAACGTCCTCAGTTATAAGATTACCGAACATTCTCTCTTCAGTAAAAAGAGACTTCATTCTCTCAATCTCTTCGTTTAAAGTATTAATATTTCTTTTCATTTTTTTCTTTTTATATAAATATTGAGGATTTATAAAAAAAGTTATTATAAACAAAAAATCCTCACCATATAATATATATACGGTAAGGATTTTGTAAATATGTAAATAAACAGTATTAGAATACGTTTATCGCTCTGTCAAATCGAAGTGTACAGGTTATATCCGCTAAGTCTGAAGAAGAGTAATCTAACCCACCAAAGTCAACATCATTTAACTGAGTACTTTGAAGAATCCATTTCTGAACAACAACTCCTGTTGGGTCCAACATTTCTAACTCAACATCTTTTTTGTAACCTGCAGCATATCCTTGTCTACCAGTTACTGATTCAGAGTGTAAACGAACCCACTCCATTAACGCTTGTGTTGCAGAAGGTCCAATAGGATCTCTAAACGTTACGGAAATTGATTCCCATCTAAATCTACCGATAACATATGTTTCAGTATTTAGGAAAGGTATCGCTACCTCATCACTTGTATATTTTGGTCTTGACGTAGTAGATACCCACCACTCTTGAATTCCTAACTCATCAGGAAATCTCAAAATAAACCTATTCTTTCTTAATGGTTCATAAGGAACAGGCATTCTCATTAATAAATCCGCCATTTTAATTTGTTTTTAATTTTTTTGTTATAGTTGTATTATTTATTATATAAATATTCTGTTTTTGAAAAAAATTATTTTTTTATAATTATTCTTTTCTTTTTAGGATTTTTAGGGTCAGATGTATCGTAAATAATAAAATTTATTTCAGGATACAATTTTTGTAACTCATCCTCTATTAATTTTTCTATTATTTTAACATTATCTTCATCATCGTCACTAAAACCTACACTAATCCCTTCAAACTCTGAATTATTTTTTATATTACCAATTTGTTTCACCACCTTTTCAACAAAACTTCTAAAGGCAATCTCCTTCCCTTTTTCAGGATTTGTACCACTCACATTTAAATCAAATTTATTTAAAAACTCTTCAGAAGAAACTGGATGATAATCCTGTAAATTTAAATACTCATCGATAGATAAACCATTTAGATTTTTCTCCATTTCTTTTCTCTCATCCCAATTGAGTGACTTTTCAATTAGTATCTTAATACCGTCTTTTATGGCTTGTGGTGAATTAGATCTAGCAGTAATAATTGAGAAGTCACTACCACTAATTAAAGCCTCTTTAAACTTATTAAAACTTGGTCCGTAACTTCTATAATTTAGTGATTCTTTTACATCTCTTATAAATGCGTCATAATCTCTAAAATCTTTAAAAGATTGTTTAATATCATTGTTGAGATATCTAAACTCTGTCCCTATTTTATGTCTGATACTTCTAAATTGTTCTGTAGAAACTGATATCGGTGCCCACATTAAACCATTAATACTATAATCTAAATGTATTCTTGTTGGCATATTAAGAATATTGTCATCCCAATCAAATGAGTAAACCTTTTTCTTTGTTTCCTTTAAAATTTTGTATTGTGATTCACTAATTTTAATATTCATATCATATAAATATTTGTAAAAATAAAAAAACCCATCATAGGATGGGTTTAAAAAATGATTTTTTTTGTTTTTTTTAATATTCTATTGGCATATTACCTTTGTCTTTAAGACAATTTAAAGCAGTTACGGCTTTCATACCCATACCAAGTGGATCACTAGCAACCATTTTTGCCAATTCCTCCACACATTTAGCAGCATCACCTGACACACATGCCATAGGTGGTTTAATACCAGCATCTTTACAACATTTAGCCAAATCATCCTTTGGATCACTTTCGGCTTCCTCTCTTAATACAACCCCAACAATTCTTTTTAAATCACTTTCAGTAAGAGTAATGATTTTTCCATTTTTTTTAATTTTCATTTTTATTTTTTTTAATTTTATTTATTATTATTAGATATCGTCAAAACTTGCACCAGTGTTTGTGATATTAAATTCTATTGAGATGTACTCTAAAGATCTTGTTGGTTTAACAAAAATTCTACCATTCAACTCATTTCTATCGATAGATTCTGGTGTATCATCCAACACTACTCTAAAGTCTGTTAAACCTCTTTCTTTTCTAATATTATCTAAGATTGGGTTAACTAAACTTAAGAATTGGTTTCTTACTACCTCATCATTTTGTTCAAATAACAATCTGATAGAAACTGCAGATATAAGTTTTCTTGCTTGTAACAATAATCTTCTTACGTTGATTCTGTTAAGTGCACTTTCTCTAACTTGAAGTGTTTTGTTACCAAATATTACAACACCTACATCTGAGAATGTTGCCATTGGATTAATTCTACCTTCATATAAGTCATCTCTATCATCTAATTTAAGTTTAACTCTTGCTTTAACTGCGTTTGTTGTACCTCTATTTAAACCTGCTGCTGCGAACCAAGGGAACGCAATGTTATCGGTAAGTGCGATGTTTCTCATAACCTCTACAGTTGGTGGTAACCAAACGTATCTGTTATTCTCCGTATCATTCATTTGAATCCAAGGCCAGTAAGTGGCAGAGTAGTTAGAATCTATTCCTGAGTCATCTACTAAGTCAACTGCCTCACTAGGTGTTAAAGCCACACCATCAACGTCAGTATCAGGTGTTGTCATAACATATAATGAATCCGCTCTATCAACCTCAACCATATCTACTGCATTTTCAATCAAACTTACATTATCTCTAAGGTCGATACCTGGTGTTGCAAATACGTTAATATTAACTGCCTCAGGATTATTGAATGTGTAAATACCGTTTAAGTATGCGTAGTAGTCAGAAGTTATACCATCATCACCTTCACTTGTTGTGAATGTTGTAAATGTTCCGTTAGTTAAACCAATAGAACCCTTAGATCCTGTTTTAGTGTAAGAATCGATGTTAGTTCTAGTAGTTCTATACTCATCCCATCCATCCCATCCACCAAATGGTGTTAATGTGAATTTTCTTGCTGCTAATTTCTCATAAGGTCCACCCACTAAACTAGCGTCTGTAGTAAATGCTGATACACCAACTTGTAAAGTAGGTACATAACTATTAACACCTAAGTCTATAGTTGCACCATTTGCGTTAACATCTAAGTGGAATCCATCAGTTTTACCTGTATATTCACCATTGTTAACTGCGTTTTTACCTTTATAGTCGAAGAAATCTTGATCAACTCCAATATCACTATTTAAACCTAAATAAACTTTTCTTAATTTATTAGTATTAAAGTCAGTGTACTGAGTTTTATATTCAATCTTAGGTGGTAAACTAGTTCTGTTACCTATATATGTTCTATTTAAAACACCCTCAAAACCTGCAGGAAAGTGATTACCTAAATCAGGATCATTCGGATCATAAAATTCAATCATTATGTGTTGACTCTTCAACGGATATTCACCGTCCACAGTACCAACTTTTCTTCCTAGATATCCTGAAGTAGTATTATCTAAATTAATAGATGAGAACTTCTCTACTACAAATGGATTTGCGTCAGTGTCATAGAATTTTCTTACTACTAAGTCAAATGTTTTATTATCTGGTTGTACATTTAGGATTGAGATTTTTACGTCTTCATTTGCTGCGTTACCGTCAGATATTGTCACAAATCTAAATAATCTTTGTAATGTTGCACCTGAACCAGTACCTTTAAGTTCTGAAAGAACCCATGGTGAAGCCGCAGATTTCCAACCCTCTAAATAATTATTAAAGTTATTTGTTGAGGTGGCAGAAATTTCTAAGAAAGTTATATCTAAACCTCTAACTTTATCTTTTGCAATTAAGTCCTCTAATACGTTAGTATATATCTCCTCAACCCACAATTCTGTTTCTTTATCTTGTATTGAACTACCAAAAACTCTTGGTAAGAAATTCTTTTTAGTTCTATCCATTGATACATCATAAGTAAATGCGTTACCCGCAGAACTTGTACCATCTACACTAAATGATGCTAAAGCATTTGAAGTGATGTATGACGTGTTAGTCATAATCGCATTTGTAGTACCAGTTACATCGTAAACAATTTTTTGATTTGCTTGATCGTAAGTACCTCTTGATCTTAAAGTGGCGATTACACTACCATCTATGTCAGTAAAACAAGATGCGGTATATGTAACTACTGTACCACTAGTAGTACCAGTAACAAAACTACCAGTTGTACCAGTATTTGTTACAGTCATACCAAATGTGGCACCACTAAAATTACAACCAGTTTTAACGTATGCTGGTGATGTAACACTAATTGTTGATCCAGTATTTAATAAACCTAAAGTTGTGAAACTAGATGTAATTTGATTATCGTTATATAACGCTGCTAAAATAGGACTTCCCCAAGAAAGTGTTACTGGGGTTCCTGCAGTTGTAGCAGTATATGTTAATAATGTTGCGTAATTTGTTGATGTTCCAGATGCGACAGTATCAGGATCCTCTGACGAATCTAATGTAATTGACCATGAATCACCCGCTTTGTATCCTGACAAACCTAAAACCCTACTAACATATAATTGATTAGTTTGACTTAAAAATGATTTGGCAATATAATTTAATTCATATTTTTGGTAAC